CACACAAATCGATCGTAGATGTTCATAAAGCTGTGACAGTGAAGGTAGAACCGAAGTGATTACATTCCGAACGAGGAGCACCGTAGGCATTGAAAGATAGTGTTCGATTGATTGTGTCACAATCTGGGATTCCGGTGAATGTCCCTAACCCCCACACAAACGGAAATCCAATCTGTCCGGTACTACAATCAGCACTAGAGAATAATGTAAGTTGAACACCAATACTAGAATTAGTTCCATCATAGTACATAGCAACTTCAGCTAGAATCGAATCTACATCGGTGCAAAATCCGCCTGAGATACTGACAGGAAAACACCCTTTCCAACCACATAGTTCTCCGAAGAAGGGAACGATATCAGCGGTGTCATCTTTATCGACAACGTAGGTTCCATTTAATCCAGTACAGAATCCACAAGAGCTATTATTCAACCCCGAGATTGTAACTGAGAACTGAGCGGGAGTTGTGCCACTTACACAAGCATCACAGTCAGGAGGTGGGGCATCCCCACAACAACATTGATTAGGCATTATAGATAACTTTCTAGACTGGACATTGGAGGTCTACACAATGATAGGTACCATCTTCTCGCAGAAAAGCGATTCCAATGTATCCCTCTTGTGTTAGATCGTATTGAGGATTGCTCGCACTATCATTAGAGCATGTTACTTCAATCTCTAAATCTGATCCGGCTAACGTCGGTCCCCAGAACTGTTGAGTGATAGTAGCGTTCAAGGCTCCAGTCAAAGTGGTATCAATCTCAAACTCTACGAATAGAGGCTTGGTCGTCTGTAATCCCATGGGGACCGCTACACATCGCATGGAATTAGTATCCATGACGTATTGCACGATCTGACCGACACCGATCGGATAGTCAGAGAAGGAGATAAACTCTAACTCTTTAGTAGAACCGTCATCTAGAGTATTATCTCCATCTCTCTGTACTGGCTTCAATCTACCATTCGTACTGACCGCTGTTGTTGATCGGTTGTACTTGGTCGATGCTACCGTCACCATTCCAAATCCGAAGGTGATCTTACCCGAGCGATCTTCTGAGAGATCTGGTTTGATCACTACCGGATCAAGTCGAGTGATGGTGTAGGGACCAGTCTCGTCTAGGAGGTACTGAACTTGATTGAAAGCCTGAAACGGAATCTCATGGAACCCTGAGAAGTATGTGACCTTTTGCTTCTCGGCTCGTTGCAGGTACTCGACATGATTCTCTACCAACTTCAGAGCTAGAGCATCATAGGTAGCTGCGGTGTACTCACGATCTACAATCACTCGATCATGATAGAGAACTTGAATGGTGTCAGTGAATGTTGTAACCGTAATGACACTTGAAGTTAGAATGTCTTTAGCGTAGTACGGATCAAAGGTTCGATCCTCATCGGCGGTGAGAACTTCTAGGAACCTACATTGTTCCTTATGATAAATGTACC